GACGTGTGCTCTTCCGATCTGGCGGCGAATTGAAACACGACGTATTCGGAGATGCAAAGCTCCCTACACGTCAGCTGAAAACATACGGCCGTCAGTTCACATTGACACGCCAGGCGTTCATCAATGACGACATCGGCCTTGTCACAAGCGTTCCTGCAAGATATGCAGCAGCAGCTCGTAAGACAATCAACAGCCAGGTATTCGATATCCTGATCGGAAATCCTAAGATTTACGACGGAGTACAGCTTTTCGCTTCAGGACATAAGAACCTGTTAGCTACAGGGACAGGAATCACTCAGGAGGCGGTTCAGACAATGATCATGGCTCTTGGAAACCAGAAGGATCAGTTCGAACAGTCCATCATCATCAGACCAGCCACAATCGTGTGCGCTTCTGGTATGGAGTTCGAAATCTTCACATTGTTCAACAGTCCAACAATCAATACAGCTGGAAATACTCAGGCAGTAAACCCATTGTTCCAGTACCGCAATAGCATCGAAGTCGTAGCAGATCCTACAATCAACGTAAAATGCGGTGGCCTCGGAAAAGTAATGCCATGGTTCATGTTCGGAGATACTGCAGATGCAGAAGGCATCGAAGTAGACTACTTGAACGGACAGGAAGTACCAAACATCCGCCGTATGGAACAGGCTGGACAGTTAGGATTCGTATGGGATATCTATCTCGACTGGGGTATTTCAGTAATGGACTACCGTGGAATCGTTAAGAACCCAGGGGTAGCAGTAGACACTAAGATCAAATTAGCATAAGGAGGCGTAAGACATGGCAGCAGCAAAAGCAAATTACTGGCAGCGTGGAGAAACAATTGATTTCTTCAACAATACAAACGCCAAAATCGAAGCAAATACAGTGGTACTTCTCGGAAAGAGAATCGGCATCGCAGGAACAGACATCCAGGCAAAGGAAGTCGGAACACTTCACATTACTGGCGTTTATAAATTCCCAAAAGCAGCGTCACAGGCTGTAACAGCCGGAGCCCTCGTTTACTGGGATAATTCAGCGAACAACATCACAACTACAGAATCCTCTAATACACTCGCAGGATTCGCCGTAGAAGCTGCAGGTGCGGATGATGCCACGGTAACAGTAAAGATCAATGCGTAAGCTAATCGCAAATACGCAGATCCTGTACATGGATAAGGTGTACGGAATAGGAGACGAACTGCCGACTTCAGATCCAGTCATGCTCCAGGCGTGGCTGGATGCAGAATCAGCAGAGTGGCATGCTGAGAAGCAAAAGAAGAAGGTAGTAAAACCATCCGAACCAGAGCCTCCAGCTCCTGAGACAACCATCACGGGTGCAAAGGCGCAGCCAATGACTGCGGAACCTGGAATGCCAGGAGAATCCATGACAGGGGATCCAGAAGAGCTGATCGGCAAGATTCCAAAAACAGGCAGGAGGAAATAATGACATTCAAAGATCTGATCAAAAAGGACGTGAGCGTAGTCTTCATGAATCCGGACGAGTTCTCCGACCTGCATACCCTCAATGGCGTGCAGGTGTCTGTTCAGATCGATGGAAATGAGCAGATCGAGAGAGAAAAGAGATTCAACCAGAACATGGATGGAATCTACGTGAACCAGAAGCTGATCTATGTATCCGCAGAGGACTACAAGAAAGCCCCTGGAAGAACCGGACTGCCGAAGCAAGGAAGCGCAATCACGCTCGATGCAAAAGTATATCGGGTAGTAGATGCCATCGACGAAGGTGGCGTGTATTCAATTACACTGGAGGCGAACAAGGCATGATAGTGGTAGAGGTCAATAAAGAAGACCTCCGAAGAGTGCAAACCGCTCTCGGAAAGATAGGAAAGGATGCTCCGAAGGTGATCTGCAGGGCGATCAATAAGACCGCCTCTAAATCGAAGACATCCCTGGCCGAGAAAGCACGGTCGGTATATACGGTTAAAAGCGGAAAGTTCAAAAGCAATATGAACATAAAGCGTGCGACCTACAGCCGACTGGAAGCCGAGGTTCTGGCACATGGCAAGCCGCTCAGCATCACATCATTCAAGACCACAGCACCAAAGAGCGGAGCGAAAGCCAATATCGTAAAAGGGAACGGTCTGAAAGTCCTGGACCTTGGGGGAATTAAAGCCTTCAAAGGCAGAGGAAAGCTGAATGGACAGATATACCAAAGACGTGGGAAATCCAGATTTCCAATTAAGAAGCTGAGTTCTAACTCAGTGCCGATCATGATCGGTAACGAGAAGGTATATGGCCAGATAAAGCCTCAGATCGAATCAGACCTTCAGAAGAACATCGAAGCCCAGATCAAGTTCTTATTATCATCAGCGGGGTAAAAAGACATGACAAAAAAAGAATTCTTGGATGCCTTGGCAGAGGATATCAAACACTCTCTCAGGGACGTCTATACGAAGACCATCACCGGCCAGGATGCACCGGTAGCAGTTTATAAAAACAGGTTGCCGATCGTGACCGAGGATGAGGACGATGAGTCGAAATTCTTCCCATACGCAGTCGTCAGACTTTCCGAATCATCAACAGACGAGGGAAAGCCATGGCTGCAGAAAGTCTATATCCTGCTTGGGGTATATGACGACGACATCATGGGAGGCGGGTACATGCATATCCTGACCATGATCGAAAGGATCACAAACAGATTCTTGAAGGAACCGCTTCTGGATCACAAGTACAGAGCGGAACCACTGATCAGTTCAGACATCCAGGATGAGGATACCTACCCGTATTACTTCGGAGCAATAGAAATGAGTTTCAATTTACCAAAAATCGAAAGGAGAGACGAATTCTCGTGAGTGAGGTAAAAAGACCGCAGAAGGAAGCGAAAGCTCCTGCTGCAGAACCAAAAAGAAAAGAGGCGCCAAAGGCACCGATGATGTACGTCGGCCCTACAATTCATGGCGTAGCTATTCAGAACACAGTCTATACCAAGAAACCGGATGCGCTCGAAGAAGCACAGAAGGAGTGCCCTGAATTCGGAAACCTCTTCCTTCCAATAGCACAGTGCGCTATGGCGGAGAGAATGATCCGAATGAAGAGCGGGTATGTTTTCGAGGCGTATAAAAAAGCCTTGGAATATAAAGAAGCGAAAAAAGAAGGAGGAACAATCTAAATGAGCAAGCATGGAATTTTTATTCATGAAGAAGGCACGGCCCTCGCCGCTCCGATCTCTGGAAACTGTGCAGTCCAGGTAGTAATCGGAACAGCACCAGTAAACATGGCTGCCAATCCAGCAGAAGTGGTTAACAAACCAATCCTCGCAAATTCAGCACAGGAAGCAATGGCCGCACTTGGTTATTGTACAGATTTCAAAAACTACACACTTTGCCAGTCAATGTATGTGACCGGAAATATCTATCAGATTTCACCGGTAGTTTACATCAACGTTCTTGATCCAGCGAAACACAAGAAGAACCTGGAGAAACAGACAGTTCAGGTAAACCAGATGCAGGCAGTAGTTAAAAAATCCGGAATCCTGAAAGAAGGACTTACAGTCACAGGACCATCCGCTTCACCATCTCTTGAGAATGGAACAGACTATACTCTTTCATTCGACACAGAAGGAAACCTCGTGATCACATTGATCGCAGGAAAAAAAGGAAACGACCTTACAAGCCTGGAAGTAACAGGAAATATCCTGGATCCTTCTATGGTGAAGGCTACAGATATCGTTGGAGCCGTGGATCCATCCACAGGAGCAGAGACAGGAGCACAGCTGATCAGAGCCGTATATCCTAGCATCGGCATCGTTCCAGGCCTCATTCTTGCACCAGGCTGGTCACAGACACCAGAGGTCGGAATCGCCCTCGCTGCAAAAGCGGCAAACATCAATGGTGTATTCAAAGCAATGGCTCTCCTTGATTTGGATACAGCGAAAGCTAAAAAGTACACTGACTGCAAAAAGGTAAAAGAAGACAGCGGATACACTTCTGCGTTCTGTACAGTTTTGTGGCCATGCGACAAGGTAGGAGAAATGGTCATCGCTAAATCTGCAGTAGTAGCCGCTATGATGGCTTACCAGGATTCAGCAAACGGAGACGTTCCGAACCTCTCCCCATCTAACAAGATGCTCGGAGTAACAGGACAGTGCCTTGCTGATGGAACAGAGGTATGCATCGACCAGGATCAGGCATCTACAGTCAATACATACGGAGTGGTTACTGCCACAAACGTAAACGGATGGAGATGCTGGGGTAACTACACTGGAGCATATCCAGGAAGCAATGATGCGAAAGATATCTGGATCCCAGTACGTCGTATGTTCAACTGGCATGGAAACACATTCATCCAGACATACTTCAACAAAGTAGATGATCCAATGAACCAGGTTCTTATCGAATCCATCGTGGATTCAGAAAACATCCGTTGTGCAGCGTACGCACCGGATAAATGGGCCGGAGCTTCTATCGAGTATAGAAAAGCGGACAACCCAACAACAGATATCCTGGCCGGAAAGATGACCTTCAGACAGAAGATCGCACCATACACACCAGCCCAGGAGATCAACAACACATTAAGCTACGATACAGACTTACTGGCTAGCGTATTAGGAGGTGGAGAATAATGATCATTCCAGAGGTAATCAATAATTACAACATTTATGATGACAAAGCAAGAAAAATGATCGGAATCTCCGGAGAAGTTGAGCTTCCAGAGCTTGAGGCAATCACAGATACAGTGGAAGCCGCAGGAATCCTCGGAGAAGTAGAGGATCCCGTAACTGGACAGTTCGCATCTGCGAAAATCAAGATTCCATTCAGCAACCTGTATGAGGATATCTTCAATTTAATGGATACAACAAACCCTCCACAGTTAACACTTAGAGGCTCCATGCAGGTTATGAACTCCGCAACAGGCGGAACAGACTACGTTCCTGTAAAAATCGTAGTCAGAGGAAAAGCCACAACTTCAAGCCTTGGAAAAGTTGTAAAAGGCAAGAAGGGCGAACCAGAGATCGAATTAGAGATTCTCTATTTGAAAGTTATGATCAACAACAAGACAACACTGGAACTCGACAAGTTGAATTCCGTATTCGCAGTAAACGGAAAAGACATGCTCGCCAAAGTAAGAAGCCAGTGTTAATAAGGAGGAAACGTGATGAGCGAAAAGAATAAAACCGAAATCGTAAACATTGACAGCGCAGCAAAGGTGGAAGTAGAGAACAAAAGTATCGTGAAACTTACTAAAACCTACCAGTTCGAAGGAGAGACAATCTCAGAGATCGATATGTCCGGTCTTGAGAATCTGACAGCCAACGACATGATCAAGGCGAACAAAGTCCTTCAGGCAGCTGGAACAGTCACAGTGATGCCAGAGACAAACCTGGAATATGCATTGATCGTCGCAGCAAGTGCAACCGGACGACCGGTTGAGTTCTTCAGGGGATTGGTGCCTCGTGATGCAATGAAGATCAAGAATGCAGTGACATCTTTTTTCTTCGGAGAGGAATAAATCCACACGACTTGTCCGACCTTCGTAAAGTATGCCTAGTCTTGTCCATGAATTTACAGACAGGCCTGGATTTTTTTCTCGGCCTGTCACTTTTTGAATTATTGGACCTGTGCGAGGACCTGAAGGAGGTTAGTAAGAAGACAAAATGAGCGACTATAAGATAGCAATCAAAATCGCCGGACAATTAGAAAAATCATTTTCGTCATCCATACGAGAAGTGCAGAAAACCCTAAATACCATGGGGGACTCATTCACGAAAACAGGCAAGATGCTGACAGCAGGAGTGACAATGCCTCTCGTAGCTCTTGGAGCAAAATCTGTTCAGGAATTCGGTAGCGTTGATAAAGCGCTAAAATTAGTGCAGGCAACCATGGGATCATCAGCAGAGGAAGCAGCAAAGCTGGAAGATGCAGTTAAGCAGGCGGCAGCAAGCTCCGTATTCGGAATGCAGGATGCAGCTGACGCCACGCTGAACTTTGCAAGACAAGGTTTCAATGCAGCAGAAGCGGCAGACATGCTAACACCGGCACTGAACCTGGCGGCAGGAACGGCCACAGACCTCTCAGAAGTAACCGGGGGACTTGGAAACGCCCTGAAAATGTTCGGTAAGGATTCGACATACGCATCCACGGCAGCTGATATTTTATCGAAAGCCCAGGCACAAGCAAATACCACCGTCACGGATTTATTCGAATCCATGGCCATAGCCGGTCCGATCTGTAAGTCAGTTGGATGGGAAATGACAGACCTGGCCGCAATCACTGACATATTCGGAGATGCCGGAATATCCGGAGCCGAAGGAGCTACAGCCTTAAAGACCGGACTGGCCAGAATGGCAGCACCGGCCAAGGATGGAGCGGTGTGGATGGAAAAGCTGGGGCTGGAAATCTTCAATACGGACGGAACCATGAAATCCATGGTGGACGTTCAGAAGCAGCTGCATGATTCCTTCGCAGGACTTAACAGTGAGCAGAAGTTGGCGGCAGCGTCAGCGATCTTCGGAAAGAACCAGATGGCCAAGTGGCTCACGCTGATCGATGCAGCACCAGAGCAGGTGCAGAAATATGCATCAGCCCTGGAAGAATGTACTGGAACGTCCCAGAAGATGGCAGATGCCCTTCTATCCGGAATGGGTGGATCGCTGGAAAAACTAGCCTCTTCCTTCGACGTATTCAAATACAATCTAGGATCCATCGCAAGTGAATATCTGAAACCAATCGTCGACGATATCACGAAAGCAATTGATGCATTCAACAACATGGATCCAGCCATGCAGAAGAACATTGTAAAATGGATCGCAATCGCAGCAGTGATAGGACCGGCGCTCCTTGTTCTTGGTAAGATTTTCAAAATCGCAGGTTCTGTAGTTGGCATATTCGGAAAGCTCGGAAGAGCAGCCGGTGCCCTTGGAAAAGGCGTGAAGAAAACAGTAGATCCGGTAGGACAGAGTGCATCCGTTATGTCTGCAGCAGCAAAGAACGCTCTCGGATTCGGTGTAGGATTCGCAGCAGCAGCGGCAGGCGTATGGGTATTAGTTCAGGCAGCAAAAGAAATCGTTCAGGCAGGACCAGAAGTCCAGTCGGCGCTCATACTCATGGGAGCCGGAATTATTGGAATGATGGCAATCGCTGCACAGCTCGCACCAAAACTACAGTCCGGAACGACAGGCCTCCTAGCCTTCGGTGGAGCAATCCTCATGGCAAGTGCAGGAATGTCTATGATGGCATTCGCAGCAAGTCAAATGGCATCTGCGGGACCAATGGCGCTAGCCGGTCTCGCACTCATGGAAGGTGGCATGGCCGGACTCTTAGCAATCGCCGGAGCATTCGGACCAGCCCTCGCAGGAAGTGCAGCAGGCCTCCTGGCCTTCGGTGGCGCAGTCTTAATGGCTAGTGCTGGAATGAGCTTGATGGCATTCGCAGCTACACAGCTGGCCGCAGCTGGACCGCTGGCCGTCGGGGCAATGGCCCTCATGACCGCAGGAATGGCTGGGCTCTTAGCAATTGCAGGAGCTCTTGGCCCAGGACTTACTGCAGGAGCCGTAGGGCTGGTAGCATTTGGAGCGGCACTGATCCTGGCATCAACAGGCTGCCTGATCATGGTTCAGGCAGCTACACAGCTGGCCGCAGCCGGACCATCAGCCGGAATCGCAATGGCAGCAATGGCAGTCGGAGTCGTGGCTCTTGGAGCAGCGGCGGGCGCACTTGCACCACTCCTTCTGGCAGGAGCTGCAGCGTTGGCAGCCATGGGCGCAGCCCTGGCAGTAATCGCAGGAGCAGCCATGATAGGAGCCGTATCCCTTCAGCTAATATCTGCAGCATTGCCTATGCTTGCAGCTTCAGGATCAGCCGGAGCAGCGGCGCTCTTACAGTTAGGAGCTGGACTCACAGCCTTCGGAGCCTTAGCTGCAGCAAGCGCAGCCGGAACCGCAGTTGCAGCGGCAGCAATGACTGCCCTGGCAGCGGCAGCCCTGGCCACATCAGCCGGATTGATAGCTGCAGGAGCCGGAGCAGCAATCCTGGCGGCCGCAGTGATCGCAATCTCCGCCGGAGCGACAGCAGGCATGGCAGCCTTCATGATGCTTAGCATGATGGTTACAATGTTCGGGGCGGCAGCAACCGGAGCCACAGCGCCGATCTTAGTCCTTACAGCGGCAATGCTTCCATTCACAGCCGCATCCGTGGCAATGGCGGCATCAGCTACGGCAGGAGGCGCAGCCCTTCTGTTATTCGCAGCAGGAGCCCTGGCCGCATCAGCGGGAATGATACCTCTTTCAGCAGCAACGGTCGCAACGGCCGCAGCCATCGAGGTAATATCCGCAGGAGCAAAGGGAGCTGGAACTGCCCTGAAGTCTATGGCAAAGGGAGCAACAGGTACTGCAGCCAAGATGGCAATCATAGCCGCAGGAGCTGCACCACTTGCCGCAGCCCTCGTACCGCTTGCAGCGGCAGCAGTAGCGGCGGCAGCCGGACTTACAGCAGTGGGTGTTGGAGCAGCGGCAGCGGCGGCAGCAATCATGCTACTGGCAACCGGAATCACAATGACGGCCGCAGGACTTACGATGCTAAATGCAGCACTGGTGGCCTTTAAGGCCGGGGCGGCGGGAATCACAGCCGTAGCCGGAACGACAGCGGCGGCATTCACAACAATGTCTGCAGCAGTTCTACCATTCACGGTGGCAATCACAGCAGTAGCTGGACCACTGATGATGGCTTCAGGAGCTATGATCGCATTCGCAGGAGGCATCACGGTAGCAGCTGGATCCGTTACAGTTCTGTCAGCAGGGCTCGTAACATCAGTGGGAGCTCTCAGTCAGATGGGGCCTGCTGCCAACGCAGCCATGAATATGGTAGTCGTAGCAGTCAGAACCAGCATGGCGCAGTCCACAGCGGCTACAACGGCCGGAATGGCCCAGATGAGAGCTGCAATCGTAGCTGGAATGGCGCAGTCCACAGCAGCAACGACAGCAGGGATGCAGCAGTCCTCCAACGCAGTACGAAGTGGAATGACATTGATCCTTTCAGTCACAAAGACTGGCATGAATCAATTCGTAAACACCGGAAGAACAAGCATGACAATGTTCGTGACTGCAGTGAGAACCGGAGGAACCCAGGCAGTATCTAGCGCTAGAAGCACTGCAACAGGAATCCATTCAGCAATAGCATCTGTAAGCCTATACAGTGCAGGCACTAACATGATGAGCGGCCTGATCAATGGTATGAACGCAATGAGAGGCTCAGTAATGGCCACAGCAAGTAGCATCGCAAGATCAGCATCCAACGCCATCAACAGCGCCCTCAGAATTCACTCTCCGTCGAGAGTAACTACCGAATCCGGTCAATTCACCGGCCAAGGTCTTGTAGTCGGTATGAAGAACACGCTCGGAGCTATTAAGGGCGCCGGAGCAGCCCTCGGAAATGCCGCACAGGCCGGATTGAATAGAAACCTGGCAGATGAGCAGGCGCACATTCAGAAAAGCGTATCAGCCGATCCGGAAGGCAGCCATATCCGAAACGTGGAAGTTCCTCAATTCAAATCGAGAACGTCTGTCCTCGGAGAAACTATCCAGAGCAATAACGGAAGCCCTAGCAAGAAGGACAATCCTGACAAACAGGACGGTACAACATTCGTGTTCAGTCCAACGTATCACTTTGAAGGAGAAGCTCCAGACAAGAAAGATATCGTGGATGCGAACCGCATGAGCCAGAAGGAATTCGAGCGGATGATGAAAGAATATATCAGGAACAAAGGCAGACTATCGTTTGCATAAGGAGGTAGAGAATGAGCAAGACATATACCACGATCCAGGGAGACACATGGGACCTGATCGCATATAAGCTCTATGGTTCAGAAAAATATATGAAAAATCTCATTGAAGCCAACTGGCCGCTGCTGGAGGTTCTGGTCTTCTCGTCGGGTACCGTGATAAACGTGCCCGACATTCCAGAAGACAGCGACGAAGACGCGCCATTCTGGAGAAGTAACAATGACAATAGCAGTTTAATCTATGACTACGTGGAAGGTGATGAGTAATGGCGAACGCAAGACGTGCCCTGCCATCCGTGAAGTTTAACGGAAAGAACGTGAACACTTCCCTGGGGCCGTACCTAAAAAGCATCGAATATACAGATGTAGCCTGCGGATCCAGTGATTCACTAACGCTAAACCTTCAGAACGTAGACATGAAGTGGCTGAACGGATGGTATCCGAATAAAGGCGATAAGGTAGAGGCGTCTATCCAGTTTAGGGACTGGACAGCACCAGGAAAGCATTTCTCGAACAACTGTGGAGACTTCGTGATGGACACGATCGGATTCACAGGAGGACCTCTGGAGGCATCCTTCGGAGCCTTGGCGATTCCAGCAAGCGAATCCTTTAAGGAAACAGCGAGAACAAAGACCTGGAAAAGTGTCACGATCAAGCAGATCGGCGCTGAGATTGCAAAGAAATACGGTCTCGGTTTTGCATACGACGCATCAAATATCAAGATCGCAAAAATAGAACAGTCCGAAAAGACTGACTCAGCATTCCTGTATGACGTGGCCAGCAGTTACGGCCTGGCAATGAAAGTGTACCGGTCGAAGATCATCATATTCGACAAGGGAAAATATGAGAAGAAGAACCCGGTAACAAAAATTACCAGAGCGGACTTCGTGGACGACGACTGGGATTTTAAAGACACGCTGGTCGGAACCTACACAGGAGCCAGGACCTCATACAAGAATGGAAATAATAACAAAGAGATCAGTACCTTCATAGGACTGATCAAAGAAAATGCAAAAGGCAGCCGAGTGCTAAGAATCAATGAGCAGTCAGAAGACATCAATGAAGCAAAGTACAAGGCCGCTGCAAAAGTAAACGAATCAAATGAAAAGGCGACCACAATCAGCGGCACCATCTGGGCAAATCCTAAAGTGGTATCAGGAGTGACCGTCACGTTGGAAGGTCTCGGAAAAGCAAATGGAAAATACTACGTGGACAAAGTCACCACTACAGTTTCAGACAGCGGCACCACGCAGGATATCGAGATGCACAAGTGTCAGACAAGACTGGTACACGTTCCAGCCCCACCAGCACCAACACCAACGAAGCCAGCGCAGAAAAAGAAGAACTACAAGGTAGGAGATATCGTAAACTTCCATGGCGGTACACATTACGTCTCATCCTATCCAGGAGCAAGAGGATACAGAGTCAGAGGCGGACCTGCAAAGATCACAATCGCAAACGGATCCGGAAAAGCTCATCCATGGCACCTGGTCACAACGAACTGGAGCAAGACACATGTGTATGGATGGGTAGATGAGGGTACATTTGATTAGTTGGAAAGGAGAAGAGATGGCAGAGAAGCTAATCCGAATCGGTAAGATTTCAAAAATTGACTATGAAACCGGGATGGCAGAAGTAACCTACCCGGACATGGACAATTCAGTCACCGCACTCTTCCCGATTGTAAATTTAAACGAAGAATACAAGATGCCGGAAATCGGTGAGGAAGTCCTCGTCCTCCACCTCTCAAATGGAGCCGCTAGCGGCCTCATTCTCGGCCCATTTTGGAACGAGGCGAATAAACCTGCGGTCAATGGGAAAAACGTCTTTAGGAAGGAATTCTCAAAGAGCCAAGGCACAGCCTACATCCAGTACAAAGATGGAACCGTAGAACTTCGAGGACCGGCTATCAGACATGTATGCAATTCAGGATCCTACACAGCAGCGCAGGTTCTGAAGTTATTCGAAAGAGTTAGTACGCTGGAGAAGAACTATGGAGTCCTTGCGAAAAGAGTGGAAGCCCTGGAAGCAAAAGTATAAGGCGGTAAGCGTATGGCTCA